GTGGCATGGTGCGTTCTCGGCTTTTGTGTATCGGGTAACGGAAACTTCATGAAGTAAAGCGGAAAGTCACCCCGAAAAAAGTGGGACATTTTAGGCTAAAGCGGGGTTAAGAAAGAGGGTTTCGGGTATTGCTTGGATGTCATCCTCATCCACTTATGAAACGATCAGCACCTATAATAGACATGCCAGATGCCAAACGCTCTCGCGATGATGATTTGGACGCCAAACGCTCTGCATCTTTGGTTGATGCCACTGGTTACAACTGGAACGATCTGTTCCGATTTATGCTTAGTGGTGGACACGCGTGTCCTCATGACCGCGCGTTTGATGGGTTCATAGACTTATGGTGTATCTATGATAAGAATTTTAAAAAGCCTGAAGCTTGTTGGTGCCGTGTCACTGAAGACTATATCGAAGCTTTAGAAGGTGTGAAAAAGTTTTACTTTCCTCATGAATTCCGTTGTAAACAAATTTGGCGAACTGCTGTAATGTTTAAGCGTACTTGGCAGCCATCTGCAAGAGGTACTTCGTCTATGGCCCATGAACTCGATGACGGTATATGGATTGACTATACAAGCTCACGCCGCGTATGTCACGATTATTGGAAACCGATGAACCTTGTGGATGTCAACAAATTAAATGGATGTAAAATTACCCATTTGCCTACGAATCCGTGGTTTGACGAGATTAACAAAAAAAATTATGAAATCGAATTTTAATAAACTTTATTTAACCAGTTGAATTGTATTGAACACGGGCAATGACCATTTTTTTGTTGAAATTCATGCCACCAGTAGGAGCATATGGCGTACCATTAGCTTGAAACGCCCTGAAGAAGACTTGAACGTTGGGATTTGTAACATAATCTGGAGCGAACCAGGCGCCTGGTCCATCTATCTGTAGATAGAAATTGGCGGAAATAGTACGGGAAAGAATAGGCACTGTAGGGTTAGCAGTATACCCAGCTGTCGTTATGGCAGAGGGATTTTGATAATAGCTGCTTGTAGTTCCACCAGACATACCGCCGAGGAGAACAAGACGGCAGTTATGGAGTTTCATATTACCAGCGGTAAGAAGATTATCAGAATAATATTCATGGTGAAAGATTTGAGCGCCGATAAGAGTGGGAACGGCTTGACATGAAATGTTGACTGAATAAACTGAACCAATTTGGTTATCGGTTGAGTCAGGAAAAAAGTAGGCAATTAAACCGGATTCATCTTCAATAGCAAGCCAACCATTCATGGATGATTGCTGGAGAGATTCCAGTTCCGTGTTGACAGTAGGGCTGGTATACTGGAGCCAGGTAAGTGAATTACCGCCGACAACGGGGGTGTATGGCATGCTCCAATTAAAGAGATCAAGGGGATCAACTTCGTTAACCAAGGTTGGTTTTTGAAATTGGGCAACAATGGTAACTGAAAGTTCTCCAATAGAACCGGCAGTGGCTTGCATACCTTCGGTAGCGAGATGAAAGTCACAATGATCATACAAGCGACGGTCTCCACCTGAAGGGGTGTAGGGTGTACGTATAAACAGGGTTTTGTATGAAGCATTGGTTTTAATGGAGAAAGCCATTGAATTAGAAGGCTTACATGACGTGGCAGTGGCATTGTTTAACATTTCTCTTTTGTTTTCAGGAGGATCAGCCAATACATTGTATTGTGCCATCATAATGACTGAGCCGAGGGATGTTGAACCAGACGGTGCCGTGGTAGACAGAACTGCATCAGCTGAGGTAGACTTGTAAAGGAATACAAGCTTGAGAATCTTATACGTCTCGAAATTCCGGGCGATGGTATTCAGCCAAGGAAAGAGATAAGGAAGCCCAGGCTGTACAGGTTCATCGATTTGCATCGTGAATTCTTGGCTGGGATGGATGTCAGTGATATATTCGGTGTGAGCGAGAGTCACGACAGTATTGCGAGCACGATACCCTTTACGACGACGCATTAGACAGATCACGTGTTAATTTATTGGATTTTTACCCTTGCTGAGAGAATTCCCAAACTGGTCAAAAGTGGGTTTGTCGAGACGTGGTTTAGTTAAACCAGGGTTGGCATTTACATCAAAAGGTAGGGTTTTGAGCGGAGGAATATGGGGCTTATTATACCATTCTTTGGATATCTGTTTTTGATATTTTTGGTATGAAGGAGAATCAACAAACTTTTGTGCGTGTGATACACCGGGTGTTTTATGCGAGGAGTAGTGGGCAGATTTGGGAGGTTTTTTTAAGACCCAAGTATCAAGTTGTTTGTCAAAAGTGTGACTAGCTTTGAAGTTTTCTGGGGATTGGAATACAGATTTGAGAATGGGTGCAATAGGACTCTTGGTTGTAACCCAACGAGTATCTGCGTCGTAATCGTGAGGTAAGCGCTGATGAGAACGACCTTCCTTAGGATTCCAAGGATTCATATATTCACGGCCACCAGGAGAATGGGAAGGTGGGAGGAGATGTTTTTTGACAGCGCTGAGGAATGATTGGTCGCTCGTTGTTTTTTTTGGGGTCCCCGTTGGGTTGACGAGGTAGTCGGATGGTGGTTTATGTGTCATATGTTGGTAGAAGTTTGAAAGTCGAGGGGATAGGGTGGAATAATCAAACTGCCTCGCGCCACGAACAAATTGACCAAGTCCTTTGTATACACCGCGGCCGAGAGTGGTTCCTTGACGGATCATTTCTTGTCTAGCAGCGTTCGTAATGAGATCTTTAGTGTTATATAGCGCGCGACCTATATTGGTTGTCATAGCGGCGCTTTTGAATAACCTGCCTGGTGCTAATTCAGGGAACATCATAGAACCAATGGAAAGAGCAGCTGAACCAAGACCGAGGGCACCTTTCCATGGTTGGTTAGCTTTGAAATCTTTGATGGAATTCATCGTATCGGTAAACCCTGGTATGTAACCAAGAATCTTATGTTCCCAGGATAAAAACTTATTAGCAGCATCGCTACCAGCAAGATACCAAGGAATAGGATTACGAAGAGTGGGTGTATTTTTACGTACAATAAGATTGGGATCTGATACCTTTGTACGGGGAGCGCCAGGATAGCGATTGTAAACATATTTATATTTACGCTTGTTTTTTTTACAGAAGTTCCCAGAACAGTATTTGACCATGGAACGCAAAAAAATAACACGTGTGTGTACATGGAAGAGGTCAAGGTTGAACCTGCGATGGTCGTTGTTTCTGACACCGAAACTGAGACGGAAGACGAAGAGATGTTGGATTTAGCAGAGGAACGTGGTGCAATGATTGAAGCTATTATCAAAGAAACGGTAAACAATTGGCTTGAGAACCATGGAGCTCAACTATTTGCTTTAGAATACTCAAAGCTTGCCCTCAAGCAACAAAAGAAAGCTGTCCGAACTGTCATCAAGCCAAAGACACTTGTCGAGACAGGCATCGAGTCACAACCTGCTAGCGGCAGTGCCGCAAAACGAAGAAGACATCGGTGAATACCTAAACGATATTGAATGGACGAGTCGTGATAGAAATGGTGTTGTGACAAAAAGTGTTGGTCCACCAGATTGGTTGAAACCATATTTGTAAATAAATTTATTTAAATAGTTTGTTACCTACATGAAAAGATTTGTAACGTCTCTCAACTGCTGATACTTGACTGGCTTCGGCCGTCGAATTATAAAACGGGTTGGGTGTATTATGTGTAAATACTTTAACGGTATTTGCGGGAATTTTGGCGACACCATAACGGACGTGAATGTCGGCATCATCGTCCGTGTCCAATAGATAGATGACAGTCGAGATTGGGAGGTGTTGAAACGACATGTCATCAAAAATAATAGCATCGTATGCAGAAGTGAATTCTTTAAGACGGTCCATGTGACGGATAAAAAGAGGATTTTTGAAATGGGCTTTAACGAAGGCAGTTTTGCCTAGATTAGTATCGCCCCAAACAAGAGTGGCATGTTTGTCAGAGAAGTTGATAGGAGGATGACAAAACATATCGATTGTATAACGCGGATTGTAGACTGGGGGTACATGGAAATGTGCTTGTAGATTTGTTTGGATTTGACTACGGTGCATCACGTATTCTTTTGGGTTATGTTGTTGAATGACAACGAGAGCAGAATTAACATCTTCAGCTTGGAGGGCGAGGGAAAACCCTTGGTCTCTAGAACGAGATGGGGGTGTGGTAGAGGGTAAAGTGCCGAATTCGGCGAAATCAGCATTTAATCCATAATTGGGACCGTCTTCGTGATGCTGTTCCCATTCATCATGTGTTTGTTCGCCTTTTTTACAATAATTGGCTGCGCGGGTAAGATTTTCATCTTTAGATATTTCCCAATGGGCGCGCTGAAAAACTTTTTTAACAGCGGATAGACGCATCTTTTTCTTGAAAATGATGAAGCCTTGTAAGTGCGGTGTGCCAGATTCACCCTTCTCATTACCAGCGACGAGATAATCATAGATAGAAGGGTCGATGGGATATTCTTCACTGTATACATCGGCAAGGCATGGATTATTTAATGTGAAGCACCATCGTTTAGCTTCGGGGCGATACGCGTATTTGGTAGGTTTAGGAGGCTGAATTGGCGGTAGTACCGCATTATCAGGAACCCTAGGAGGTGAAGCTTGCTTGGGTACAGATCTGGTTTGAGGAGGTAGATCAGGGGCATCGGTCCCAACAGTGATGGGAATACGTGGAACAGGTCGGAGACCGAAAAGGCTTCCCACGTAACGGGTGTTATCACGAACTGGATCGGTTGCTTGCTTTGAGATAGTTCGTGTAGGACGAGGATGTTTAGAATGTGAAGGGCTTCTGGGCTGCATGTTGAGCTGTCGGTCATGGACGTGGATGCAATGCGATGAGGTGTCAAAACCACGGAGTTATGTATAAAAAAAAAATCCTAAGAAAAAAAAACAGGCATGGCAACAACGGATATTTTTGTTTTTGACGATCCGCTACCTGAGTTACATGAAAGACCTGCAGATCCAAAGACACAAGGTAAAATGGCCATTTTTATTTTATCAAGAGATGGTGATGGCAAAACAACTTTGCAGAGAGTATGGCTACCATTTTACCTCGCCGAGAAAGTGGCGCAATACATACCTTGTAGCTGTGGATGGTGTAATAAACCAACTTTGTAACCTGTGTCGAACCCACATTAGGAATTTCCTCATCCGTAAACTGCTATCGTCAACCTGGGTGGGATCCTCCAAACAGGCAAAGTGGGCCAGAAGCCAGAGCAGTCCCGGGAAGCTGAAGCTGTCCCGGGACACGGTCCGGGGGGGGGGGTAATACTATAGACCTAAAGGTCGTCCCCCCCCCCGTTCAGTGAAAAAATGGCGACAGGGCGACAGTATAGAGAAAAGAGTTTAGTCGGAGTTGGGTCGTCGCCATCTCATGAAAAAATATTACGTGGAATTGTGTTGTTTGCTTAGGTGTTACTTGCAAAACTAGATATGGGACATTAGATGAACCTGCGATCGCTACCGCTCGGGAGTGGATCGGTCGCGCCGGCGCTCCCTGTTTTGCTAAGTACGAGTTCCAAATGGCCTCCACAGCCTCCGCTCGACTGCGCTCGCTCCCGGCTTTCGGCCATTTTGACTCTAATTTTTTATTACATATTCTCAAGAAGGAAGTCTAACGGATCTAATGGTAATGGAATACGATCTCTTGGATAATATATTTTGTGTATACGTTTACCTTGAAGTGGTGGTGTTGGAAACCTTTTTTTAATGACAGGATGAACATGTTTGACACGAACATTTCTTTTTAGACCTACACGATTCTTGAGATATACGGTGGGTGGAGGTTTTAGTCACCTCCTACGGGAATAAGAGACATAGTTGTTGCGAGCATTTCGGGCTCTAGATGCTGCGCGTCTGATTTTGGCAGCTGCTCGATTACGAGCAATACGAAGAGCAAGTTGCTTTGCTTTGGCTACACCTCCAGTGTTAACGACAAAAGGTGATACACGACGATACGATTTACCTATTTGACGGTTAGCATCAACATATTCCCTGACATTTGCTGAAAAGATTTTGCGCTGACGCGCTGCTTCCCGATTGGTGAATGCGCGAGTGCCTCTCTTTGGTCCAGGTCTTTTCCAAACAGTGAGCTTTCGGGTTGGGTACATACGTGGCATGGTGCGTTCTCGGCTTTTGTGTATCGGGTAACGGAAACTTCATGAAGTAAAGCGGAAAGTCACCCCGAAAAAAGTGGGACATTTTAGGCTAAAGCGGGGTTAAGAAAGAGGGTT